CTTGCCGTTGATGATCTTGTTGAGGTGGCTAGCGTTAGCGCCGATCGCGTCCCATGCGGTGCCGTTGTAGCCTTCGAACCGCGTCAGCTCAGTATTGAACCGGAAATACCCGGTAGCGCCCGTCGGTCGATTGGCGGTCGATCCTGCCGGCACGAGAATCGCGTCGGAGGCATTTACCGCGAAAGAAACTGCGGGAGCGGCAGTCTTCACGCCGACGTTGCCGTCCGCCGTGACCACGAACGGGGTCGAATCGGGGTTGGCCGAATCTTCCACTCGCAGCGCCAGCCCAGTGCCGGTCTGCGTGATCCGAAGGGCTTCTGAAGCGCTGTTGACCACGAGGTTCGTGACGCCAGTGATCGAGCCACCAGCCTTGTCGAACTTCAGGTTCAACGCGGTCGCGGTCGCGGTGCTCACCGGCTTGTTGGCGTCGCTCGTGTTGTCCACGTTCGAAAGGC